TTCGCTTCAATCAATAACTTCATCAACTCAAATACTTTGTTGATTTGAGCTTTGGGATTATTGACAAAGAACTTCATGGCTTCATTTTTTCTTTGTTTCGCTGCTTCTTTAGCCTTGTCCGTCTTCTTGCTTTCTATTTCTTTTTGAAATTTGCTTCCGATAAAGTCCACGAGTTCTGTGGTATGTGAATCGGGATCACCTATTAGAATTTCTCCAGCACGAATCTTACTATTATTGAATGTTTTGATCATAGTCAATAGTTGTTCGTTTTCTGAAATCTCATTCAGAACTTTGGCAGGAATAGTGTTGAATAATGAACCAGCTTTAGAAAGGATTTTAGTCATGCTTGCTGTTTCTTCTGATGTCATGGTAGCTGTACCAGTAACATCACGATATGTCGCATCATCGAACCAGACATTCTTGCTTGGTGTTAGCTTGCCTTTGATGTTTTTACCAAAGCTGGCTTTCATTGTTTCGAATGATTTGCCAGTGTATGTGGTGTGCCAGACGATTCCCATCTTGGCACTCTGAATTTGTTTTGCTAGTTTGCTCTTGGTAGGAATTGCGTAGACGATAGTGTTAGGATGAAAGGTCACGCAGGATTCACCATCGATATCCTGTGTCTTTAGATCAGATTCTGTAAACATCAGGTCACCTTGAATAACACCCTTGATGTTTAACTCAGGTAGATACTTTAGACAGATTAAAAGTTTCTCAGCTAGGTCGCCAGATGTATCGGCGCGAACGTCAGCTGGAGTCTTATAGACTTTAGGATTCTTATTGAAGATACCTTTCTTGGCTACAAAGAACTTGCCATCGGTCGGATCAATACCAGCAAAGATAGCAGGTGCACCATCCCACTTTACAGTGGTGTTTAGTTTTACATTGCTATGGCCAGCGAGCATGTCACGCAATGACTGAAGGAAGTTGATAGATTGTCTTGCGCCATCAACACCACCATTTAGAACATTATCTTCCAAATGTTCCATGTGAGTGTTCTTTGCTTCGACAAGATATTGTGAAAAGTTTTTCATTTTGGTACGTCTACTACGACAATTTTGGGTCTAATGCCTAAGAATCTACATGCCATAAGGCGAGTATTTCCAGCAACCAATTCATATTTTCTTTTATGCAATATAACGATAGGACATCTAGCTTTTCCTCTGACTTCTTTGATTACCTTATCAATATCTCTGAAACCTGAACCGCCTTCGTCATTAATTCTTATAAAGTTTTGTATTTTTTCTAGTGTTGTGGCTTCCCATGAATCTGTATTATTCATTGTTCTCCACATTGCATCGCTTAATACTACCATACGAGATTTGCCATAAGCTGATTCCCATTCTTTAAGTTCTATGTTGTCAAGACCAAGATCCTTGGCATAACGATTGTTTCTCCCAACATATCTACCTTCGAATTCTCCTGCTTCATTTTTCCATGCATCTTTAACCCAAGTAGTCATACAATCTCCTTTGCCTTAATCTATTTAGGTAAAAAGGGAGCCGAAGCTCCCTTGTTACTTTTTGTAAGACCAGCAGGTGTGGTCTTCAATCAACTGACGGTGTTGTATCCATTGTCGGAAATTACCTGACCAAGCATTACCTTTATTGTCAAACCCAGTCGTTCCTTTCACTTGAACATCACCAGCCATTCCGTATGTTAGTGGTGTAGCCTGATGCTCAAACGGTGAAGCATGAACTGGTTTTGATTCTACCAGACGATTAAAGATATCGCGAGCCTTCTCAAGCGAGTCATCTAGTCTGCGGTAGGATACCTGAGCGCAACAGCTGGACGAAATAGCCAGCGCGTCTTCTAGTGTATCCTCTGAATCAAACGACCACTTGCCATCAGCGTAGTAAGGAACGTGCCATTCATTAGCACCAATATTTTGAATTTGACTCTTGTTGTATTCTTCCCACATCACAACAGCCAGTTCGTGAATCTCTGGTTGTGCGTCAGGATGATTGCGTAGCCAGAAGAAATTGTCAAACTCCGTAGCAGTACAAACAACTTTAATCATAGTAAACGGTTCAAGGATGCGATTCACCAGCTGTTTATGATAGCCAGCAAACGCATAACGATTGGCATATTCAACCGCAGACTTCATAGCCTGAAGCCAAATCATCGTTCCTTCTTCTGCGCTTAGTTCTTCCTTCGCACTCATTCCTGGCTGGTTCTTGCCCCAGTGAATAGGTTTGGCTGTATTGCTTTCTACCAAGTCAATCATCTTGCTGACTGGAATGGCACGAGAACTCGCAGCATTGCGCGAGAACAGGCGGTGCGTCATGAACTCCGCGTGAATAAAGCGCGGATACTCGAGTTCGAATGTTGTAAGTCTCACGTCATCAGGTGAGATAGAGTCAGCGATAATCTTCGCCGAGATGTTTCCTTTGCCAATCATAATTTCTCCAAACAAAAAGGAGCCACCCGAAGGTGGCTCAAGTACCACTACCAATATTTAGTTAGAAAGAAATGACTTCTTCATCCGTGGGAGCGACTGGCGGTTGAACTTCGTCAACTTTCTTCGCCTTAGTCACGGTCGGGTCAATCTTAGTGTAAAGGTCAAGCCAGCTGTCACGAGTGTCAGTATCGAAGCGAGCAACGCACAGCTTGATAGCTTTCAGACGGTCGCCGAACATCACATAGGCTTTGGCAATGTGAAGCAGACGACGAGTAGACATGGTTTCGTTAGCACCACCGTCATCAAAAGTTTTACGGATAGTTTCCGCCCAGTCAGTCAGGTAGCCGACGAACTCGGTTTGCGGATCGTTCATGGTTTCCTTAAACTCACCGAAAAGAATGTTCGACTCGACTTTCTTGGTCGGATATTCCTGCTCCATGGTAATAGAGAATCGTTCGAGGAATGCTTCGTTCAGGAACTGAGTACCAACGAAACGACCGTCGTCCGAACCTTTACCTTTCGTGTTAGCAGTAGCGACGACGTTGAAGCCAGGAGCAGGATGAACCATCTCACCAGTCTTCTTGTTAAGGAAAGGTTTACCCTCGAGAACAGATTGCAGGACAGTGAAGCCTTGCGCGGTAGCATAGTCGATCTCGTCGAGCAACAGCAGAGCACCACGTTTCATGGCGGTGATAACAACACCCTCTTCGAAGATGACGTTGCCATCGACCAGAGTCTTGTCACCGAGCAGGTCAGACTCGTCGGTGAGCGGAGTGAAGTTGACGCGATACATCTCGCGCTTCAGTTCGGCGCAGATTTGCTCGACCATAGCGGTCTTACCATTACCAGATTGGCCAGTAATAAAGACAGGATAGAACATGTTAGAATCGATGACGCGCTTCAGGTCAGCGTAGTGACCGAACTTGACGTAGTTCTTGTTCTTCTCAGGAACATTGCTGTCAAAAGTATTAGAAGCGACACGACGCTCGGTGTGAATGACGTTCTCAATCACAGGAACAGTCACTTTGGCTGCGCGTTTGGCTTGTTCTTGTTTCGCGATACTCACAGGAACTTTCACAGGCGAAGCATTGTTTACAGCGAGATGAATACTCGGCAGATTGTAAAGACCGCGACCAGCTCGGTTGGCTTTGTCAATAACGACAAATCCGTACGAACGACCGCTGGCACGCTCGACTTCAATCAGTTCTGCGCGAGTAAGCTGACTCTTGTTGGGATACATCTCGGTGGCTTTCGAGAGGAATTCAATTTGATTCGGTTTCATAATATATTTCCTTGGTAGAGGTGGTGGTTTTCGAACTACAACTTATTGTACCTGAAAACAGTCCGAAAATAAAATAATGCAGGAACAAATCTAAAATACTCAGTAAAATCAATAACTTAAGATATCAATAAAATCAACGACTTACCAGACTGCGGCTCTGTCAGATATCCCAGAACAGACGGTTTATACAGTATTGATATCCGTATGCTTCAACTTCCCATGGCTGAAGGAAATACTCAAACTCCTTCAGGTCATAGTTCTTTCGACCATACTTCGTTGACTCGGTGTCAACTTTTTCTTAAACATATTCTGGTTTACTTCAATTGTAAACTCATCTGGCTTGGTGCCGTGGGCTGGAATATGTGGGTCGCACCACGCTTCAGCGTGTGTTCTGCTTGACACAAACTCAACGTGTACGTGATTGAAATTGAACTTCTTGTCATCTGGAATATTCTGTACGAAGAACTTTACTGCGCTTCGTGTAAATGGCTTCAGATGTTTTGGAACTTTGGTGCTAGTAATGCGCATTTGAATCCTTAAATAATTTTGGCTGCAATGTCTTCGATAAACTTAGCGACAACGACACGACTGTCACGTTTAGACCCCATGTGGTCTTTGAAGGATTTCTTGAGATCTTTAACGATAACAGAACGATCTTTCACAACTTTCTTATGAGTGGTTGGGTCGTTCGGAACAATAGATTCTTCGTCGAACGTATACTTGTCATCATCGAACGACCATTCGTCGTTCACGACGATGTTCTTGTTAGACACGATAAAGAATCGGTCAGCGCGGAAGGTCGGCGATTTCTGAATAACAGTAAAGCCATTCTTGAGTTTCGTGCTCCAATCAGCAGACCACTGACGTGCAGTCAGCAATGCTTCGCGCGGACTGGCAATAAAGTATCCGATGATATTTACACGACCTTGGTTGCGGTCACGAATCAAATCATACATGAAGTGCGTTTCCCAGTTTCGACCATTTCGGTCAGAACGATAGGTGATACCAGTCTTCGGATCAAAGTAGTGAGTCTGATTGGAACGCCAGTTGTCACACAGATTACTGCCAGATTCACCGTCAGTAAGCACAACAACGTTAGTCACTTCTGATTTGTGCTTGGCACGGAACTGTTGCACGTATTCAGCAGTAATAAACAGAGCAGCATTCAGCGGTGTACCATTCAGGTGGAACGTGCGAATGTCATTGGTAAGATTAATTTTGTCATAATCAAACGGACGATCATCCGCATTGTGACCCCAATCATTGCGTGCTTGCCACAAAGCAAGACCGTAGAAGTTTGCCATGTCACGTTTGAATTCAGTAGAGTTTGTTTCAGACGACAGCATCTCGTACATGGTGACGCGGTTGTGAACGCTGTAAGTATTTTGTTCGGTGGTGCTGGCAGGTTTACCAGTAGAGAAATCTGGGATTGCGTTAGCAAAGATCTGAACCGAGAACGGAATACCAACCTTGCGACAGAACATAGCGAGGTTGATGGTCTGAATAACGGTATCAACAATCTGATTACACATAGAGCCAGACCAGTCAACAATCATTACCATTGAGTGGTTCTTACCTTTGTGCTCGATAATATTGCGACGGAAGATATCTTCAGCCAGCTGATATTTTGCCAGCTTCTTCATATCAAGACGACCAGACTTAGCATACTGATTGCGAGCGAACGAGGTCGCGCGTTTCTTGGCTTCAAATTCCTTCACCATGTTATTGATGACGGGAGTTTGCTGAGAAATCATTTCGTTAGTCTTAACAGTAAGTTCTGCGGTGACCGCACCGAACGCAGTGTCAACAACGGAACGAGTTTTCTTAACAGGAATCACCCAGTCTTTAGTATCAATCTTACCGATAGTGATGAATGAGTCAACAGGTCCGCCTTTCTGGGCTGCATTATTTTCCAGACCATCCATCCGCTCGCGGTATTCGCGGTCGGTCAACGAGGTGATGCCGTCAACGGAAGCGTCGCGACCATCGTCGGAATCATTCTCTAAATCGTCAGGTGCTTCCATCTCTTCTGCGTCACCGCGCTGTTGTTTAGAACCGACTTCGACTTGCATCTGCTCTTCGAGTTCGTTAGTCTGAGCCTGTTCCTTAGCGTAAGCATACAACTTGCGAGCGATGCGCTCTACGTCTTCCCAAGTTTCGGCTTGGTCGATCTCAGTCAGCCAATGGCGCTCTTCGTCTTTGAACGGAACGTGTATGATTGAACCGATCTTGTAGTAGCAATTGATGCGGTCAATCAGCGACGCTTTGTTAATGTCAATTTTGTGTTTCTTGAAACCGAAGAAGTCATCTTCCATCAGACGGGCATAGCCATCGCGGAAAGTATTTCCTGCGCCAGCGAAGCGACGCTTAATCATTCGCTCGATACGCGCATCTTCGATAATGTTGAGATAGGATTTGAGATTCGGGTCTTTCTCGACCGCAGTGTGCCAGCCTTGCGCTGGAGTATAAAGAGCATGCGCCATTTCGTGGACGGTCAGCAAGTCATAGACTTCTTCGCTGGTGCGCCAGATTGGCATATGCATGGTGCGCGCTTTCGGATCGAAAGACGCAGTAGAAAATGTGGCAGAACGAACAACGCTGATATTCTCTGTCGCGATTAGACGCGCGAGATATTCTTTAGACGAGTTATATTCGTAGAACGATTGAGACATAGGTGATACTCCTTTCAGATACACCTATTATACCGCGAAACTGTCGTTGAATAAAACAATAAAACCCTTACAAATCAACGACTTGCAAGGGTATTAAAATTGCTATGAAAATCAATGGGATAAAAACCCTGTAAAATCAACGACTTACGTTAGAACTGTAATTCCTTGAATTTTCCTTTGCTTTCACTAGTTTTCATGCGTGTTCCGAAATCAGAATTATCGAACGCTGGCTTATCCTCTTCGTTGCTTAGGGATTGCGCTGATTGTTCGACGTCATACAATCGCATCTTCGCTCGGTCAACACCAACCACGAATCGTTTGTGGAACGTAGGGTCATTATAGCGGTTCTTCAACTGCTTAACCATTAATTGACCAAGGGACTCTAGTTGCTCGGATGTAATCAAAGCGAACATCAAGTCAGCGGTCGCTGGCAAACCAAAAGACTCTGAAGTGTCTTCCAAGCCTACGTCGGTGTTGCTGTATCCACCTCGTGTAGTTTGGGTCGCAGATACAACTGGTACATTAAATTCTACGGCGAGTCCGCGAAGTTCTTCAGCGATAGCCTTAATGTAAGTGTAGCTGTTGACATTGGCGCCAGACTTAATTCTGGACGAACAACAAATGTTAAGATAATCGATGTAAATAATATCAGGAACGAAGTTCTTCTTTAGACGAAGCTCGTTCAACAAGTGACGGAAATGTCCAGAACCAGCCGAAGCAGTCGGGAACTCTTTGACGATAAGTTTACCAACAGTCTTTTGACGGACTCGGTCAACTTTCTTTTGATAGGTGTCGCGTGGCAACGATTCAAGATCTTGGATATTCGTATCGAGTAAGTTTGCGTCAATCCTTTCAGCAATCTTCTCTTCTGCCATCTCCATAGTAATATAGAGTACATTCTTACCTTTAATCAGGTTAGCCGAAGCAAAGCTACACATAGCGAGGGACTTACCCACACCTGTACCAGCAAGAATGATATTCAAGGTTTTCCTCGGAAGTCCACCTTTAGTGATACGATTCAAGTAATCTAAGTCAAATTCGATACGCTCTTCTCTGCGATGATAAAAGTCAAAACGAGATTCATAATCTTCAAGGAAGTCGTGACCGATGTTAGTGTCAAAGCTGACACCGAGAGCGTCCGAAAGAAGCTTCGGAATCGCGCCACGCGACGATTCGGTTTTGTCGTCCATAATTTTAATGGACTGCATAATCGCGTTATAGATTGCCTTGTCCTGACAGAACTTCTCAGTCTTGTCAACCAGCCAATCCATTGTGTGTTCTTCGGTAGCCAAGTCACCGATTAGTTTCTTGGCTTGCTCAAAGCGCACGCCATTGACTCCGTCTTTACCAGACAGGTCAATAGCCAACGCTTCCCGAGTAGGAAGCGTGTTGTACTTGTCGATGTATTCCTTTACGAGTTGATAGATAAGTCGCTGGGAATCATCTGCAAAGTATTCTTCTCGAACGAAGGGTAGAGCCTTGCGACTATACTCTTCGTTGAATGCAAGATTCGACAGTATTAGTTGTTCAATCATTAATCTTCAATTCCATCAAATACTTCGCTGACTTCATCATCACTCATGATGGCACCGTTAGCGATCTGATAATTTTGTTTAATCCATTCTTGGAAAGTAGGATCGCCGAGTACTGGTAGCCAGAACTCTTTGGTATCTGTATCTTTAATACGGAACTTCTTCTCTTCAACTTCACCAGTTGTAGTATTGACACGCGAGTACCAGCCATTGCTTGGCTTGACTACGTGACCTGATTCGGTTGCCATATCTAGCAGACCAGACCAAGTTGAGATACCACCATCAAACGAAACGGTCACTGGAATCTTCGACTTCTCGCGAACATAGCGTGACTTCTCAACGTTGATGATGAAGTTGTAGCCAACCAAGTCAGTACCATCTTTATCTTGCTGACGACCGACGATGTAGATATTCTGAGCGGAATAGTAGATACCTGTACCACCAGATACGATAGCTTTCGGGAACATGCCCTGTTCCATGTAAATATGATTGACAACAATCATCGGAATATCTTTCAATGTCAGATGCGGTGTAACCATACGGAAGAACGACTTGAGTTGCTTGGCACGAGTCATGTCACCGACCGACTTACCATCAAGCGCATCTTCGACTTCTTTCTTAGAAGCAAGATTACCGATGGAGTCAACGACGATGATAACTTTATCACCACGCTTCAATTCATTCATCTGTTGCATGACGTCAAACTTAATTTGTTCGATATCAGTAATAGGAGTATGCATCACGCGCGAAGTATCAATACCGAACGAATCAAAGTACGATTGCGGAGTACCGAACTCAGAGTCATAGAACAGCAACGCAGCATCAGGATATTTGTCCATGTAGGACTTTGCCATCAGCAAGGTGAACGCAGTTTTGAAGTGCTTAGATGGACCAGCCCAAACGGTCAGACCAGGAGTCATGCCACCATCAAGGCGACCAGACAACGCGACGTTGATTGCTGGGATTTTAGTTGGAATCATATCCTTCTTAGAAAACAGAACAGAATCTGCTAGGATATTAGTTTCTTTAATAGTTGAATTTTTCTTTAGTTTTTCAAGCAATGCGGACATAGTAAACCTCTCATGAATATAGTCATATTATACGCTATTACAGCGCATTAGTAAAATTATTGAAGCGATAATAGCTTCTTTTTGAACTCATCAATTTTGGCAACACGGTTTGGCCACAAGATGTATTCGTTTTCTGGGTTCTTAGCCAGATTGTTAAGCAATGGCATGACTGCGTTAATTACTGCTGTTGTCTTTGCTTTTTGTTCAGCAAGCTGAGCTTGAAGTTGCTCAACCTCTGTTCCTAGCTTTTCATTAGGAATCTCATCCGCAGCCACGGTAGAAAAACCAAAGTCAAAGTCAAAATCGAATTGATTCGTACTCATGAGAAGAAATCCTCTAGGGTTGCTATTTGCTGAGTTTTCATATTAGCAGCAGAAGCAATGGTTGTTATAGGAGTAAGGAAGCCGACATCAATGTGGTCTTCGCGATTAATATACTTTTCGAGCCTAAACTCTGGCGGTAGATATCCAGCTGGGAATGCGATAACTTCGCACTGCGCTGGATTAGGAACAACCAAGGAAACGAACTTAATCTTGTCACCATCAGAGATCCTTGGGTATTTATTAGTCAGATTAAGTTTGCGCAGGAAATCGTTGTATTGTAAGGCACCTTTGACGTGCATTGGTACACCCTTGTCGCCCAACTTGTACTTTGACATTTCTTTAACAGAACTGTTGCGCGCGATGTCAGCTGGATTAGCTTCGTTAAACTTATCACGGAACGATTCGATGTAATCAAACAAAGCAGATTGGTCGCCTTTCAGGATTATCTTCGCTGCTTCTTCGATCGCACCACGACAGATAGTAGGAGTTGATGAGCGAACAGCTTCGATGCCTGTCATCTTAAACTTGGCTTCCTTGAACGCAACACCCTCGTTGTTCCATACTGACATGATGTAACGCTTCGCGCCAGTCCAGATCGCAGACTCAGCAATCGCTTCTCGTTTCATAGCCATGGCTTGTTCGAATGCATTCATTTCTGTGGCAAGTTCGCC